TTGCGGGCAAAAAAGTAACCCGCACCTGGGAAAAACAGTTCGCGAAGACAGGCGCGAAGATCGGCGCCAGCATCCAGATCCGCAAACCGCCGCGCTACGTGGTGGTGGATGGACAGACCTTCGTTCCGCAGGACTACACCGAAGAGTACGTACCGCTCACGGTCGCCAGCCACAAGCAGATCGGCTGCGAATGGGCTTCGGATGACCTCACCCTCAACATGGACGACTTCAGCCGCCGCTTCCTGAAGCCCGCCATAGTCCCGCTGGCTAATCAGGTCGATCTGGACATCCTGGCCAATCTGCAATCGCAGGTCTGGAACTTTACCGGCACGCCGGGAACTCCCGCTGCGACGGATACGCCGTACGTGGACGCCAAGAGCATCTTGGCAAATAACGCTGCCGCGATCTCCGAAAACATGCCCATGCTGGTAACCCCGAAGGTATCCGGGCGCCTCAGCAGCGGCTTGGCAGGACGGTTCAACCCGCAGCCATCCATCAGCGACATCTACCTGAAGGGTGCGATGTCCGACCCGATGAAAGGCAGCGAAGGCCACGCCCTCGGCTGGGACTTCTTCAGCACGCAAACACTGCCCGTCATGACGACTGGCGCATGGGCCGGGGCAACCCCGACCGTCAGCGCTGCCAATCAGACCGGCAACTCAATCACGACGACCGGCTGGACCGCGAGCGTCACCGGGCTCGGCGCAGTGAATGACAAGATCCAGTTCGCTGGCGTCTACGGCGTCAACCCCGTCACCTTCCTGAACACTGGCGAACTCCAGTGCTTCCAATTGACCGCTGCGGTTAATTCCGATGGCAGCGGCAACGCAACCCTGCAAATCAATCCGCCCATCATCCCGAACGCTGGCAAGAATACCACCGTCAGCGCTTCGCCGGCGAACGGCGCCGCCGTGTTGCCTTGGGGACAGTCCACCGTTTCCATCATCGCGAGCAAAACCAGCCCGCAGTGCTTTGGATGGCAGACTGAAGCCGTCACGCTCGCGTGCGTTGACCTCTACGTTCCCGAAGAGGGGATGGGCGTCAAGGCAATCCGCGTGTCGGATGACGACCTCGGGTTCAGTTTCGTATTTATGAGCGGATTCGATCCGAGAGCGTATTCCAAACTCTCGCGCATCGACATTCTCTACGGCACGACCGCTACGAGGCCGGAGCATGTAGTGGCAGTGGCCTGCTAAGAAACTGACGAATAAGGAGAAAACTACGATCATGAAAAACACAATGACCAAATTCCTCAGCTTCTTCGCTCTGATGGCCGTCGCGTGCTTCGCGCAGAACACTACTCTGTCCACGACCACGCTTGGCGCCGCCGTCACGACCACCACGCAAACTACCATCACCCTCGCCAGCACCAGCACCATGCAGGCCGCTGGCGTCACCAATCAAGTGAATACGTTCATGTACGTCGATCAGGAATGCATGGCCGTTCTCACTGTTCCCAGTTCGACTACGGTCACCGTGAAACGCGGCGGCCAGTCCGGCTGCACGGGCTCTGGCGGTCTTCCGCGGATGCATAACAGTGGCGCCACCGTGTACTTCGCTAACTCGACCACCTACACCAATCCGTCCAACAATATCCCGGCTGGCCGGTACTTCTCAAACGGCAGTACCAATTACGATATTGTAGGCAGCACCTGTGTGGCAACCACGGAACTCGTGCTTCCTAAGGTGTACACGTTTAATGGCAGGATGTATGACTGCCTCGGTGGCGCGTGGGTTCAGACTAATGGCCCCAATACGCCAGTCTACGGTGGAACGGTAGCCTCTCCAGCGGGCGTTCTTACCCCAACTGGAAACATCATGACTGTGTCGGGCACCAACGCGATTACCGGCGTGACGGTTCCTAATGGGTGGGCACCGGGAATGGTTTTGACTATCATTCCAAGTGGAAACTTCACCACGACTACCGCGACTAATATCGGGCTCGCCAGTACGGCGGTAACCGGCAAGGCACTTTATATGGTCTGGAGCGGGACAAAATGGAATCCCTCTTATTAGAGTGATAAAAAAGAACTTAAGCTGATTTCTTGAGACTCTTATGTTTCCACCAATCACAGACACAGGCGCTTTCCGGCAGGAAATCGCGACCCAGATCAACAGCCAGTTCGCCACGCTTCAGGGTGCCGGTTTCGTCGGCGGCACTACGCAGAACCTCGCTACAGACGGCAACCTCAACGTCCAGACGTCGGCAGCGGGCATCAGTCCCGGCGCGACCGGCGCGGACAATGTGCTTGCTGTATTCTCCATCCCCGCCAACGCCTTCAGCGCCGCTGGCAAGATGGTATCCATTACAGCCAATGGCTCATTCGCTGCGAATGGCAATACCAAGACGGTGAAGATTATCTTCAACCCGGCAACCGCAGTGGTCGGGTCAACGGTAGGCTCTGGTGGTACGACCATCGCAAGCACGGGCGCCGTGGCGACTAATAACGCTGGCTGGCAACTTTCGGCTTCGGTGACGAAGTACGGAATCGCCAACTCCAACACGCAACTCGGCGTCAACCTCCAAAATCAGGCCGGGGCAACGGCGGTGGCGATCCTGGCACCGGCGGATATCACGGCAGTTGAGAACGCAGCCATCCTGGTTGCGGTCACGGGCGATGCGGCCACTACCGCAACGGATATACTACTCAATCTGTTGCAGGTGCGGTTCGCGAACTAGAGGAGCCCAATGGTCAGGGAAATAACACTCAAGGCGCGGCGCGCGATTTGCGCCGCGCTTCTTTTGCTCGCTTCGATCCCGATGCTGGGAGACCCGTGGGGCGGCCTGACGGGCACGATCACGGCTGGCACGGCTATCCCTCTGATCGCCAGCAAGTCCACAGTCAATCCGGTCTTAGTCAATTCGATCTTCTTTCAAGCCACGGATTGCAGCACGTGTGGCGTCATCTACGTGCTGAGTTGCAACCCGCAGGTGACGTGCGTTAAGGGAAACGCCAACACGACGTATGTGTGCGAAATACCGGCTGGCTCATCCACTGGGCCGGGTGGGTGGTGCCGGGTGCCCACGAATGGCGCAGCGACTAACTCCAGCGGCGGTACTGATCTGAGGTACTTCGCGGTGGACGGCGCAACATCAGGAACGCCGTTTTTGGTTAGCTGGGACGTAAGGAACTAAGGAAAGGACGCATGGCAGAACAGAAGATCCCTTCGAATCCGCGGGAGTACCCGCGCATAATCGACCTCAATGGCCAGCGGGTGAGGGTAGAAGACCACTACCACCACAGCGCGATGGCGGGGCAGGAGTACGACAAGGACGCAAAACTGGTGGTGAAGGGAACGGCGATGCCGGTGGCGCAAGAGACCGCTGGCGCTGAATCCGCCGGCGACGACCGAGCTACCGCCGAGGCGCTTTTCGGGAGGCCAAAGGCAACGCCGCCGAAACTCGAAACGGTGCTGGCCGCTGGGTACTCGGAAAAGGCTGCCAAGGCGATTGTAGCCGAAGAGAAATTCAAGTTCGAGAACGGTATCCAGCCCTACGGCGACAAGCCGGAAGAGGATGTTCTCGAGCAACTTCGCACGCTGGCAGCAGCAGTTCCTAAACCGCCCCCTGGATCTCCCGGTGGTCCAGCCGATCCGCTTGACTTGGAGCCTCCAGCGCACGACTACGAACCTACCGCCGAAGAACTATTTGGCAAAAAGAAGAAATAGCCCATGTCAACCACGCTCGACATCGTTTCAGGGGCACTCACCAAGATCGGTGAACTCGGTCAGGGCCAGACGGCCTCACCCGAGGACGGCGCGCTTGGCCTGCGCCGGATCAACCTGATTCTGTCGATGTTGAGCACGCAGCGGTTGACGATTTACACCGTTGCGACGAAGATGTACGCGCTTGCCGCCGGAACGGCTGATTACACAATCGGGCCGACGGGGGCCACGTTTACCGATGTGCGGCCAACCTTCGTGGAAGGCGCACAGGTTAACCCATTCGGGGGCACATGGCTACCGCTCAGCATGTTGTCGAAGCCGCAGTGGGACGCTATCCAAACGAAGAACGCGACCGCCGACAAGGCCAATGACATCTGGGTGGAGTACACCTACCCGAATCTCACTTTCCACGTGAACCCG